TTTTTATGATTTAAGATTATACATAGATTACAATTATTGGAATACAAATTATAGTTTTTGGAATTTATATGACCAAATATGGAACTTAGATTCTGAACAAATAGATGACATCTATAAAGATAGAATATTCTGTACAGACCAAGATGTAGACCAATTAAATAAAAACGACCATTATGAATTAAATAAAGGTCAATACCTAACTTATGATGGGTATGATAATACATATTTAGTAATATGAAAAATAGAAAAAGAAATACATTAGGGCAATTTGTAAAAAATTCTAAGGTATCAGAGTTTGGCTTTGTTAATTTAAGCACATATACAAGTCCTGAAATCCAAGAAGTTCAAGGTAAAGAATGGGTTCAGTATGGTGCTGATAATAATTACTTTCAGTTTTTAATTGATAGATATAATGGAAGTCCAACTAATAATGCTGCTATAAATGGTATTAGTCAGCAAATTTATGGTAAAGGTCTAAACGCAACAGATGGCAATAGAAAGCCAAATGAGTACGCCCAAATGCTTTCTTTATTTAAAAAAGAATGTGTTAGAAAATTATGCTATGATTTAAAATTAATGGGTCAATGTGCTATACAAGTAATATATACTAAAGATAGAAAACGTATTGCTCAGGTAGAGCATATGCCTATTGAAACTTTAAGAGCAGAAAAATGTAATGAAGATGGGGAAATACCAGCATATTTTTATTTTAAAGATTGGGCAAACATTAAAAGAAGCGATGAACCTTTAAGAATACCTGCTTTTGGTATGTCTAATGAAAGTATTGAAATATTATATGTAAAACCATACAAATCAGGTTTTTATTACTACTCTCCTGTGGATTATCAAGGTGGGTTACAGTATTGTGAACTTGAAGAAGAAATTAGCAATTATCATTTAAATAATATAATGAATGGTCTTGCTCCGAGTATGTTAATCAATTTCAATAATGGAACGCCAAATCAAGAAGAACGTAAATTAATTGAAAATAAGATAGCACAAAAGTTTTCAGGTACAAGTAACGCAGGTAAATTTATTCTAGCCTTTAATGACAATAAAGAAAGTCAAGCTGAGATAACGCCTGTTCAATTATCTGATGCACATAATCAGTATCAATTTTTATCTGATGAATCGGCTAAAAAAATAATGGTTGCTCATAGAATTGTATCTCCTATGTTATTAGGAATAAAAGATTCTAGTGGATTAGGAAATAATGCAGATGAAATAAAGACTGCATCATTACTTATGGATAATACTGTTATTAGACCTTTTCAGGAACTTTTAATTGATTCCTTTGATAAAATACTTGCATACAACGATATATCCTTAAACCTCTACTTTACAACTTTACAACCATTAGAGTTTACTGAAGTTGATAGTTCAATACAAGACAAAGAAACTATTGAAGAAGAAACAGGAGTTGAAATGCAAAAATTTAGTCTTAAAAAAATAGATGGTCAAGATGTTTATAAAACTAAAGAAGAAGCTATAAAAGTAGCTGAAGAAAAAGGTTGCGAAGGTTATCACGAACACGAAGAAGATGGCAAGATTTGGTATATGCCTTGTAAAACACACGCAGAAGTACCTAAATTATCAGATGAGCAAGGAAACTTAATGCTAGAACATTTAAAAGGCGAAACAGTAAATGATGAATGGATTATTACAGATGTTAGAGATGTTGATGAAGATAACCTCGCTAATGATGAATGGGTTGCTGCTAGTATAGTAAACAAAGAAACTACATTAAGTAAAATAAAAAAATTAGTTGGATTAGCTGATGAAATAAAATCAAAAAATAAAGGTAGTTCTTATAGCGACTTAGATTCTAAAAACTATAAAATAAGATATCAATATTATAAAAAATCTAATGCAAAATCTATACAAAGAGATGCAGATGGTAAAAGAAAAAGCACTTACGAAACAAGAAAGTTTTGTGAAAATATGATGGCATTATCAAGACAGGGTGTAGTTTATACTATTGAAGATATTGACAAAGCAAGTAGAGCAGGTGTTAATGGTGGTTTTAGTCCAGAAGGTAAAAGCACTTATGATTTATTCAAATACAAAGGTGGTTGCTACTGCAGACACGCTTGGAAGCAAATTTTATATAGAAGAAAAAAAGGTGCGCAAGTGAGTGAAAACTTAAAAAACTATAGAAGAACAGGAGATATACCATCTACATACAAACGAAATCCTTGGGGAAGTAAAGATGCAAAAAAAGCAACATTTGATTTACCGAATCACGGCTCATTAAAATACACTTACTAATGGCAACACAATTATTCATAAATAGAACTGACTTAGTTAGAAACTCAATACTTGATGGGAATATAGATACATCAAAATTTATTCAGTTCATAAAGATAGCACAAGAGATTCACGTGCAGAACTATATGGGTACAAAGTTGTATGATGGTTTATCTGCAGCAATACCTAATATTGACCAACCTGCTAATGCTAGATGGAAAACTTTATTAGATGACTATATAGCGCCGATGCTAATATGGTTTGCTCAAGTTGATTATTTACCATTTGCAGCATACCAAGTTCGTAATGGTGGTGTATTTAAACATAGGTCAGAAAATTCTGATACAGTTAGTAAAGAAGAAGTTGATTATCTAGTAGAAAAGGCTAGAACTAATGCTGAGTGGTATTCTAGAAGATTTATTGACTTTATGTCTTTTAATGAAATAACATACCCTGAATACACAAACAACACGAATGATGATATATACCCAAGTTATGATGCTACATTTAATGGTTGGGTACTATGAGATATAAACCGAAAGAAAAAAATATAGAAAAATTAAAAATATTTCTAAAAAAGATACAAAATAATAAAACAAAAAAATTAAAGTATGGCAACTCTATTTAACACTAAAATTTCTGCAACTTATGAGGGTCTATTTAAGACAATCGATAATGCTGCAATAACTGCTTCTTTAAAAGAATTAACAGATGGTTCAGGAAACCAATCAGGTCTTTATGTAAATAATGCAGGAGATTTTAAAGTTTCTAACATATTAGAATGGGGTTCATTAAAAGACACAGGCACAGGGGTTACAATAACTCGTTATGTAACTTCTACTGATGGAATAGAAAACTTTGATAATAATACTTCACTTCCTACAAGTGCTGCTGTAAAACTATATGTAGATAGTAAATTTGCTACTTCAGATACCTTAGAAGAAGTTTTATCATTTGGCAATACAACAGGTGCAAATAATATAGTTATACAAAAAAGCATACAGTTACCAACAACAACTACAAACAATGGAACACCTACAGATGTCGGTGTAATATCATTTGGTGGAACTTTTAGTAATGGAAATAGAATATTCAATGATTCTTCAGGTGGTAATTTAAGAATACAAGGAACTGATAATTTACAGTTATTTGCTCCAAATCATAAAATTTCAAATGTTAATGGTAGTTTAATTATAGCAGGAGATACTGGTGTTAAATTATATTATCAAAATTCACAAAAATTACAAACAACAACATCAGGAATAGATGTTACTGGTAATCTTGTAGTAAGTGGAACTATCACAGGTTCAGGAGGTTCATTCTTGCCACTCGCAGGGGGTACTATGACAGGTAATACTTTACACGGAGATAGTGTAAAATCTTTATATGGCACAGGAAATGATTTAGAAGTTTATCACGATGGTACTCACGCAGTTGTAAATAATACAACAGGAAATGTATATCTATCATCTTTAGGGGCAATATTTTTAAGAACAAACACAAATGAAACCTCACTATTAGCAAATGCAAATGGTAACTTAGAATTATATTACAACAATTCAAAGAAATTTGAAACCTCATCAACAGGTGTATCAGTTACAGGCGCTTTATCTACTACAACAGATGTAACAGTAGGAGCAAATGCAACCTTTTTAGATAACGGAAAAGCTATATTCGGTGCAGGGTCTGACTTACAGATTTACCACGATGGTAGTATTTCAAAAATTATAGAATCAACAAGTGAGTTACAGATAAGTAGTGCAGGTTCAAATTTATATATCCAATCTATAACAGGGGAAAATGGAATTAAATTAATACCTAATGACTCTGTTGAATTATATTATGACAATGCAAAAAAGATTGAAACCCTTACAGATGGTGCAAAGGTTACAGGAAACCTAGAAGTAACAGGCACGATTACAGGTAGTGGTGGTGTTGCTACATATTTTTATTTAGATGGAAGTCTTGTTAATGGTTCATCAATA